CTTTGAAGACGTTCCTGTTGCTGCAGCTCAGGCGATGGAAGCCCGCTTCAAGAAGCTTGAGGAAAAGCTCGACGAGAAGCGCGCGAAGATCGAGGAATTGACCGCAGACAACGCGCGGTTGTCTGGTCGCGGTGACGCGATCGTGGCTGAGTTGAAAAAGACTCAAGATGCTTTGAAGGTTGCCCGTGACCCCAAGACGCTTTCTGGTCTCGTGAATTCGCGCGTCAAACTGGTCTCTCAAGCGAAAGAGTTGATCGGCGATGAGTTCAACGCAGATGCTCTGAGCGAGCGTGAGATCAAAGCCGCCGTCGTGGCGAAACTTTCTCCCTCCCTCAAGCTCGACGGGAAATCCGACGAGTATGTGAACGCCTCTTTCGACGCGCTGGTTGCCAGAAGCGAGGAAGGCGGCGGGATCGAGAACGTGCGAACGGTGATCCATGCGGACACGTTCGACAAGAGTGCTGATAACAAGAGCGCGAAGAAAGATCCTCGCGACGCTTTCATCGAAGATTCCCAGAGTGCCTGGAAGCGTCCGCTTCCTTCTACCGCCAAGCGTAACGGCAAGGCGTAAGAGGTCCTACCAATGAGTCAAACTGCCTACGGTCTGCAGCAAACCCCCCAACCGGGCGTCCTTTTTGACATCTCGGAAGTGCAGGATCCTGTCACTTTCGTGAATCAAGACGGTACATGGAACATTCCTTTTGGCGTTATGGTCGCGCGGCAAGGTTCCCAGCAGAATCAATGCAAACTTCCGAGCAGCTCGACGGATGAAATGCTCGGGTTATCCATGCTGGCGCACGTGTACGATCCAAGTCCGAACGGGACGTTGAATCAGGTTAACTCGATAGGCGTGGCCCCCGGGCCTGGCGTGAAGCAAGCGCAGGGCCTTTCGATCCTTCGGCGCGGTCGCATCTGGGTCTTCGTTGAGACCGATGTGGCGATCGTGGCTGGTGCAAAGGCTTTCGTTCGCGTGACGCAGAATGGTGCGGGCAAGCTTCAGCTCGGCGCACTCCGCGCGGATGCGGATACGGCCAACGCAGTCGCGATCAAGGGTCGATTCTTTACAGCCTCGACGCTCATTCCAGCAACGGTCTTCCCCGGTCAATCCGCTGGCGCGCAATCTCCGAACTTCCCCGCAGTCGGTATTCCGGTGAACGCGGCAGTTCTCGAGTTCGACGCGGCCATCTTCTAAGAGGTAAGACAATGCAAAAGGCAATGATTCAGAAAGTGCACCTCGACGCCAAAGGGTTAGCAGAGGTCATCATGCGGTCTGGGATCATCCACGACGCGGGTGAATCTGCATTTTTCTCCCGTCAGCTCGAGGAGATCCGCGGGCGCACGTACGATCTCAAGCTGATCGAGTTGAAGGCGCGCATGCTGATACCTGTCGACAACTCTGTTCCCCCGGGAGCCGACGCGGTCACTTACCGTCAGTACACCTCCTCAGGTTTGGCGAAGATCATCGCGTCTTATGCGGCGGATTTCCCCCGTGCAGACATCTACGGGAAAGAGTTCAGCGTCAAGCCGAAGGGCATCGGTGCCTCATACGGATACAATGTTCAGGAGATCCGTGCAGCCCAGATGACCGGTCTTCCTCTTGAGCAACGTCGAGCCAATGCGGCACGGCGCGCGGTTGAGGAAAAGATTGACTCAATAGCTCAAAAAGGCGATTCTGATTACGGTTTGACCGGTCTTCTGAATCAAGCTGCGGCTCTAGTCTTCACGGTGCCTGCGGGCATTTCCGGCTTCACCGATTGGGCGCGCAAGACTCCCTCTGAGATCCTCGCGGACATGAACGGTGCGACCAACAACGTCGTGATCCAGACCAAGGAAGTCGAGCATCCGGATACGATGCTGCTTCCCATTTCACAGTACACGCAGGTCGCGACGACCCCATGGTCTCCGACCAACGCCTCGAACGTGACGATCCTTGAGATGTTCCTTAAGAACACCCCTTGGATCAGCGAAGTCGAGCCTTGGTACGCTTTGACCGGCTCTGGCGTAGGACCTTCCGATCGCGGCATGGTCTACAAGCGGGATCCGGATCACCTTATGCTCGTGATTCCTCAAGAGTTCGAACAGTTCCCTCCGCAACCTGAGGGGCTTGAATTTGAGGTTCCTTGCCACGCACGATGCGGCGGGGTGCAAGTGTTCTATCCTCTTTCGATCTGTTATTTCGACACGATTTAAACATTGAGTCGCGTTGGCTGCTGGCGGGAACTGACGCTTGAAAGCCTTCGGTTGAAACGCCGAGGGCTTTTGCGTGGTACAGTGATGATATGAGAAAATTCCTCCTTGTCCTTGCACTCCTGATACCCTGCGCCGCACTCGCTCAGACTCCGACCCTCACGACCGAGATCCTGGTAACGACCGGGACCGCAGTCTCCTTCCCTCGCGATAGTAAGGCATTTTCGGTCGAGATCTACAATCACGGTCCTAATGCAATCTGGTGCGCTCTGGTGAGCCAATCGGCCGCCATCTCTGGTAAGTCGAGGAAGATTGCGGCTGAAGGTACATGGGCGATGCCTGTCTCTCCGGTCGCTGCGATCTGGTGCATAGCGGATACGGCGAACCAAGTGACGGGCGCCGCGACCATCTTCACGCAGTTTCGATGAAACGCCTAGGGCTTTTGCGCATCTAAGCTAGTAGACTTGAAAAAGAAAGGCAGTAAACATGATCGTTGAAAACCGCACGCAGTTTGTGATCGTTTCCCCAATCGCCGATATCGAAGTCGATGGCAAGAAAAACTACCGGCGTCACTTCCGCTTCATGCCGGGCAACAATGAGATTGCTACTCAAGATTGGGAACAGGTTCGAGAGATCCTTTCAATTCAGTATTATCTCGAAGCCGGTGATTTCAAAGAGCTCGGAGGTAACTCCCTCGCGAAGCGCTCTGATAAAGAGGCGCTCGCGCTCGTATCCAATACGTACGATGTGGAATTGCTTAACAAATGGCGAGAGGATGATCTGCGCGATGGTGTGAAAAAGGCGATCATTAAACAGATCGCAAAGATCACGCTTACGCCCGAGGAAATTAAGAAGGCAAAAGGGGAGTAAATGGCGATCACGTGGGCAAATGTTAAGGAGATCGCTCCGGGTGACGGTGCGATCCAGGCATTCGCGGATCCAGCGAGTGCGCTGGTCACGCTGGCTTATGCGCAACTCAACGCCAAGATGTGGACGCGAAACAATCCCACGGATACGGCTCTACTCGACTTGGGTGCGCGCTACCTCGCTGCACACATGTTCACGGTGGGCAATAAGAGCGGAGGCAGTGGTGGCCCTACGTCAACCGAGAAAGTCGAAGATGTGACCCGCGTTATGAACGTCATGCAAAAGGATCCCGCTTGGGATTCGACTCCCTATGGACGCTCGTTTAAACAGCTATTCCGTACTCTGAACATTGAGTCGCGTTGGCTGCCGGCGGGAACTCCGAACCTCTCGACCCCTCTACCGTTTGGCGGGCGCCGTTTCATTCCGTGAAAACCTCGGTCACGGTTGTCGATCGCGGATGGAAAACGCTGCTTCAAACCGCAAAGCAACTTTCCAAGCGATCTCCTTACGTCAAAGTCGGGGTGCTCGGGGGTCCTAAGAATCGTCGCCCGGGCGAGAATCTCACGAACGTGGAACTGGCGATTATCCATGAGTTCGGTGCTCCGCGCGCGAACATTCCTGAACGTAGTTTCATCCGCGCGCCTTGGCACGTGAAGCGCAAAGAGTACGTAGATCTTCTGCGCCTATTCTTGCAGGCGACCCTTACGCGAGGCGCGATGACCGTGCACAAGGCACTCTCATTGGTGGGAGAGCGAATCGCGGCAGATTTTAAGCAGAGCGCTCCCGGCACACCTCCGCCAAACGCACCGTCTACGCTCGCACGCAAACTCTCGAAGACACGCCCGGGTTCGGAGGGATCTCCGAAAACCCTCATGGACACAGGGCGCCTTATCGGAAGCATCTCGTATGAGGTTATCGATGCCTAAGGTCTGGTACACTATCTAGCTGAAGCTGAGAGACAAAATGAAGTCATCGACTCGTAAGCCTGGCTTTTTTGCTATGTGCCTATACTGCAAAAAGATCGAGCGCAAAAAGAAAATGCAAGAAAAGCACTGGATTTGCGACGAGTGCGCGGCGGCTCAAACGCCTAAGAAAAAAGAGGTGATGCCGTGGCCGGTGTGATGGACTTGAGCTCAGTGATCTCCAATCTCGCTTCGGGGACGACCTACGCGGTCACGCGCAGGACACCGGCTACTTATGATGCAGATGGGCGCCTCGTGCCCGGGAGCACGACCGCTCTCGTGATCACCGCGAGCATCCAACCTCTCAAGGGTAGAGACCTCCTGCGCTTGCCCGAAGGTCTTCGCACCAAGGAGCTGCTGAAGATCTATTCTTCCACTCAGCTGTTCGTCCAGGGCGCTGGCCAGGACCCGGACACGGTCATTTATCAGGGGTTCCCCTACCAGGTCGAGACGGCCGAGCAGTGGGGAGAAAACGGTAACTTCTGGAAAATGATCGTACGCAAGGCGGATCGCTTGGCGCCCTAATTTAGGGTATTCTATTATCGAGGAGCAACACAATGAAGAAACTCAGCCTTTTAGCCGTTCTTTTCTCGTCTCTCGCATTCGGTCAGGGACTCACGTCAATCGATGAGTTCACTAATGCCGCACGCTTCCCTCAGCTTTCAGTCAAGAATAACCTGACACTGCAGTCAAACAAATACTTGTGTTTAGACGGCACGGCCTCCGGAACTTGCACGACTGCGGGTCTGCGCTACAACTTGGCGGGAACCCAGCTCGAACTACTCGCGGGCGGTCTAATCCTATCAGCCAACACAGCGACCAACGCGGTCAGTGTGCAGGGATCACTGCTCATGGGCAACAACCGCGCGAACGTGCTGACGATCGCTGGAGGCGTAACGGCCGCTCCTGTCACACTCACCGCGAGCGGCTCAGACACGACTATCAGTATCTCCTTCGTCCCAAAGGGTTCAGGAACAATTTTAATTCCGAGTGGAGCTGCCGGTTTGACCGGTACGTGCACGCTGGTAGCTGGTACCTGCACGGTCTCGACGACAGCACTTACCGCGAACTCAAAGCCCGTCATCTCGCGCAACACAGCGGCTGGAACTGTCGGTGATCTTCGTCTCGGAACTCAGACTCCCGGTACGTCGTTCGTGATCAACTCGGCTTCTGCTTCAGATACCTCAACGGTTAACTGGCTCTTTTTCAACTAAAGGCGATCTATGCAGTTCGCCCCGATCGAGAATGCGATCCGTGCGTGGGTGAAGACCGCGACAGGGTTCGCCGACGCCCTCATATATTTCGCTGACCAGAGCGGACCGCAGCCCGTAACTAATCCGTTCATCACGATCAAGATTGGTGGCGGGATCCGGTCTCTCGGCGCATATGACGAGTTTACGACCTCGACGAACCTCGCGAACCCTCCTGGGACCGAGATCACCCAGCTCATTTCTGGCCAGCGTGACTTGCTCGTGACTGTCACGATCTGGGGTGAAAATACGGTAACCTATGCACCCTCGGCACCGGGCTCGCTCCCTGGCACTGGAGGTTTAACGGCCGTTGAGGTCGCGACGAAGATTCAGACCGCGCTAGGTCTCGAGAGCGTGCGCGCAGCTTTAAACGCCGCGAACCTGTCGCCGTACGACATCGGAGAAGTGAGACGGATCGACGGGATCATTGAGACGTACTTCGAAGGGCGCGCGATCCTCGAGGTCCGCATGTACTCGGTTGACCAGCAGTCTGAAGCGAACGCCTACTTTAAAGAGGTTCAGGGAACAGGTACGCTGGTCGAGGATGGGCAGCCCAATCGCACCGCGCCCTTTGACATCATCGGGACATGATGTGTCTCGCGTGATAGGTACATAGCAAGGAGCACGGAGCATGGCGCAATCGGCCTCAGACCTAATTTCGATCACGGTATCGCAGCAGGTTGCCTCGCTGCTTCTTCCCGGCTTTGGGATCCCACTGATCCTTTCCGCTCATACCTTCTTCGCTGACCGCGTTCGCTACTACACCGCGAACCCCGCGGGTCTGGCGCAGATGGTGACCGACGGATTCCCGGTGACCGACCCTGCGTACCTCGCCGCTTCGGCGATCTCCGCGCAGAGTCCCGCGCCCTCTCTGTTCGGGATCGGCAAGCTCCTGAATAAACCTGTGCAGCAATTCACGGTCACGCCCGGCGCGATCCTGAACAACACTCTCTATCAGTTCAAATTTGACGGCAACACCGTCGCCTTCACCTCTGGCGGTGCGAATACTCTGGCGCTGACTCTCGCGGGTCTGAAGACCGCCTTTGACGCGTTCGCGATGCCCGTGACCAGCGTCAATACCGGGGCAGTGCTAACGCTGACCGCGAACGTGGCCGGCACGTTCCATACGATCCAATCGCTCGACCCGACCGGTCAGCCGACCTCGACGGCACGCGCGAACTTGGGGATCACGCAGACGCAAGC